CCTTCAACTCAAAAGCACCAACGAGCGCATCCTTGAACTCGTCAAGTACCTTGAGTCAGAAGTGTCCGAGCCGCAAGAACTGGGCTTGCTCACGGCAAACGGACACCGTCTCATCGACATCCTGTACTACGTTTACGATGGCGGTAACTTGGACGAGATCAAAGAGTCGATCGACAGACTGCTCAAACGATGAAGACTGATCACTACAGATCAAAGATGGAAGCCATAGAGGTGATGCGGAACGTCCTCACCAACGAGGAGTTCCGTGGCTTCCTGCTTGGCAACGTCTACAAGTACCTGATACGACATCCCCACAAGGGAAACCCGATCGGTGACCTGCAAAAGGCCATCGACTACATCAAAGCCATCGAAGTCATGCTGGTCGATCCCGACTGCATGAATCCCTTCGAGGTCATCCGCAACCAAAAGCAAAGCACCAATGAGTAACTTGCAAATCAAAGAAGCAAACGAGAAGTACATCGGATTCAGCACCACGCCCTCAATGGTCGATTACATTGAAAGGCTGAGCGAGGAGAACAACACCTCCCGCAGCGAGATCATCCGTGCCATCATCCGCACTTTTCAGCAGAACGATGCCCAGCAAAAGTAAGATCAAGGGAAACGCCTACGAAGTGGAATTGGTCAAGGAAGCCAAAGCCATGGGACTCCAAGCCAAAAGAGCATGGGGTTCTGACGGCCGCTCCCTTGGCCTCCACGAGGGCGTTGACCTCGTTGTCGAAGGGCAGACCATACAGGCGAAGCGCAGAAAGGCTATCGCCTCGTATATTCGACCTGATGACAACGTGGATGTTCAAGTGTTGAGGCAAGACTATGGCGTAAGTTACGCTGTAATGCCATACGCACACTACTTACAACTGCTCGCAAGAGCGAAAGAAGACAAACCATGAAGAAGCGCATTTACCTTGGCAACGCCAAGAAGAATGATGAATACGATCTGATCAACGGGTCGATCTGCCTCTCCGACATCCCGAAGGAGTTCATCAACGAGTACCAAGGCAAGAAGTACCTGCCTATCACGATCGGCTCCAAGAAGGAGGTTGACCAATACGGCAAGACGCACTCCATTTGGATTAACGAGTACAAGCCTGACCAAGAAGAGCAGCCAAAGCGCCAGGCTCCTGCGGTCAAGTCGCTTGAAGACGAAGACCTGCCCTTTTGATGTGCGCAGGATAATCGAATTCTTTGATGCGGAGATAGTCCGATGATCACCAAGTGGCAGATAGCCTACATGGAAGCAGCCAAACTCTTTGCCTCGCTATCTACGGCAGAGAGGCTGAAGGTTGGCGCTATTATCGTCAAGGATAACCGCATCATCTCGATCGGCTACAATGGAACACCGAAGGGCTGGGACAACGTCTGTGAGACAGATGGCGTTACCAAGCCTGAGGTGATCCATGCCGAAGCAAACGCCATCGCCAAACTTGCCAAGTCACATGAGTCAGGGCAAGGCGCAGAAATGTACCTTACACACTCCCCGTGCATAGAGTGTTCTAAACTTATACACGCAAGTGGTATAGGTGTCGTTTACTTCTGCAACAAGTACAGGAGCGAAGAAGGCATCGAGTTCCTGCTCAACTGCAACACAAGGGTTTGCCAAATAAAGAGATAATGAATACTAAACCGTTCGCGATATCCGAACACTTCGTTTGGGACGAGTTCCACCCCGATGACTGGAACGCTGAGGTTGACGAGGAGATCGACCAACGCATCGTAAACCTATGTGAGAACATCCGATCTGCATGGGGTGAACCTGTCACAATCACAAGCGGTGTGCGCACCAAGGCCACCAACGACAGACTCGTCACGGAGGGCAAGGCATCGCCTAACTCCTCGCACCTCAAAGGGCTTGCCTGCGACATATACTGCACACGCTCAGACCTGCGTTGGAGGGCGATCAACTCGCTCCTGGCGCACGGTGTCACGCGCATCGGCATCGCCAAAAACTTCATCCACTTCGACATCGACAAAGACAAGGCGCAAAATGTTATTTGGACGTATTGATCGTAAGCCTCTCCCTAAGGTTGGTTTGAATGACGAGATAGTAGCAAGCCCCCCTACCCCTGAAAAGGTAGAGGGGGATTATTTTCCAAAGGTGAAACCCACGCTGCTAGATCGCTCGTATGTAGTATTGAAGAAGGTGGTCATCCACCCTATCTTCGGTGTTGTTATTCCCTTTTTACCTAAATCAATACAGAACATGTTTTACTGGATCAGAGAAAGACTTCAAGAGCCTTCTACCTATCACGGGCTGAACGCTTTCGTGTCAGCGGTAGGATTTACCCTTAACCCTGAGGCATTTGAACTCATCGCTCAAATCGCATTGGCGGTGTTCGGCCTCATAGAAATCATTCGTTCAGGAGGTAAATTTGTCGACAGAACTAAGCCAGGAGTACCTGAAGAGCCGAAAGATTAAGCTCACCGATGCCTGCAAGGACATCTGCAAGTACATGGACGTGGAATACGAGAAGCAGTTCTATCATCGTGTCCACGCCTACATGAACGGAACAGGTCACCTTAGCGAAGAAGAATTAGAAGGCATCAGAGCCTACAAAGCCGTGCTTGAAGACCCACACGACTCAGGGGTCTACGCTTACAAGATGCGTAAGATCAAGTTCAGCGTGCTTGAGCGATACATGGCAAGCGGAATCTACAATGCCAGCATCGTCCGCAACATGTTCAAGCACATCAAAAGCATCAAGTAGTTGGTTTGGTTAAGGAGGGCGGGACGGTTGATCCCGTCCTGCCTTTTTTTAGCCACCTATTGACTTGATGTTTTGGGCTGTTTATTTTTAGAGAAACCTTAACCAACCATACAGCCATGAAATACATATGCTACTGCTGCCAGGCCGAGTTCGATCAACCCATCACCGTTGACCAAGGGATCGGTGACTACGAGTACTGGGGAGCCTGCGGAAAGCACGTTGACCTTGTAGCCTTAAGCCCTTGCTGTGAAGAAGACTACGACATCGTAGACGATGAAGAGTAATGAACTTGAAATTGAAATGGCAGTCCTCGGAACGATCCTCTTGGATTCCGAGGCTGTCGTTCAAGTCCTTGACCTGAAGCCCGAACACTTCGCCTCAACCGATCACGCGAAAGTATTCGCCCAAGTTCTCGACCACTACGAAAGAGGTCTGCCCATTGACGGGATCACCATCGAGAACATCGGACTCTACAAGGATTATTTCACCACCGATCTGCCGTCCTATGCCTCTCTGATCAAGGAGAATGCGAAGGTGCGCAAGATCGCGACCACCTGTATGAGCGTGATCGCGAAGGCGAAGGACAGTCCCAGTGAGGCGTTGCTCGGCAAACTCAACAACCTGCTCAAGGAGGCGGACGATTCCAAGACCACGCATTCTGTCTCTGAGACCATGATGAGCGTGGTGGAGCGTATCGACCGCATCCGCCTTGGCGAGGAAACGCTTGGCATCAATACGGGCTTTGACTTCGAGCGCTCGATCGGTGGCTTTGAGGATGGTGCGCTATACATCGTGGCAGCACGACCTGCTATGGGCAAGAGCGCGTTCGCCATTGAACTCGCCATGCGCACCGCCAACCAAGGCATTCCCGTAGGCTTTTTATCCCTTGAGATGAGCGCTGAATCGCTGACCATGCGCATGCTCAGCAACAGGAGCAACTACGACAGCGACTCCCTGCGCAAGGGCAAGCTCACAGACGAACACATGAACGAGGTGGTCAAGCACGCCACCGAACTGTCGAGCATCCCAATCCACATTGATGACAACTCGTTCCTCACCGCGCAGTCCCTGCGGGCGAAGGCACACGCCCTGCATCGCAAGCATGGCATAGGCATGTTGATGATCGACTACCTGCAACTGCTTACAGGTGACAACGATTCTCGTCAGCAGGATGTGGCGGACGTGTCGCGCATGTGCAAGATCATAGCCAAGGAACTCGACATCCCTGTGATCGCCCTGTCGCAGTTGAACCGTGGCGTGGAGCAGAGAACCGACAAGCGCCCCATGCTCTCCGACCTGCGCGAGTCAGGAGCCATCGAGCAGGATGCGGACGTGGTGATGATGCTATACCGTCCCGAATACTACGGGCAGTCGCACTACGGTGACTCAGACCCTGAATCCTTTCGCGGGGACAGCACCCACAATATCTGCGAAGTGATCGTGACCAAGAACCGCAACGGCAGCACAGGAGCCGTGCGCCAGGTCTTCGTAAAGGAGTTGATGCAGTTCAAGAACCGTTCGCACTA